CCCTTGGTGCGTTGGGATTTACTCATGATGCGCCAATTCCTTCGGTTTCCAGGCACAGTCGTCCCACGACACCACGCGGTCGCACTCGCGCCCGGTCTTGGGATTGTCTTTCTTCTTCAGCCAACTGCTGCGCGCAATCCACGGTCCGGGTATCGCCTCGAGTGGCGTGATCTCGTAGGCATAGCCACCAAGGTTAGCCTCCACACCCATGTGATCGGTGCCACCTGGCGGCCACCATATAAGAGTGCTCAGGATCGTGACCTCCTCGCCGTAGTGCGGACTGCCCGAGCGCACGTATATGGCGACCTCGCCGATGGCGAATTCGCTCACGAAATGATTCTCCTTAGTTCCGCTTTCTGCTCTGCCCATGCGGCGTCCCTTGCGGCGGCCCATGCGGCGTCCCTTGCGGCGGCCCATGCGGCGTCCCCTGCGGCGGCCCATGCGGCGTCCCCTGCGGCGGCCCATGCGGCGGCCCATGCGGCGTCCCATGCGGCGGCCCATGCGGCGTCCCCTGCGGCGGCCCGTGCGGCGGCCCATGCGGCGTCCCGTGCGGCGCTAAGTTCGTCATCCGTTGCCGTTCCGTTCGCGTATCTTTCGGCAACGTCAAGGGCGTCAATAGACCTCTGATCTGCCATTAGGTGCTGGACTTTCCTCGCACACCACACGGCGAATAGTCGCCATTCCCTGTCGTGCTCTGGAACGGTACGCAGGCACCACAACGTATCGTCCAGACCGTTGCTGTCGAGAATCACGGAAAGCGGAAGCGGATCGTCGTCCGCCTTTGTTTTCCCGAGATGACGCAACAGCTTTTCCCATCCGTCTTTGCACGGATCGTGTTCTCTTATCCTGTTAAGGGTGGTGCAGATCATTTTCGGAGTGTCGCTCATCGCTTGTCCTCGTATTCACGCACGGCATCTTTTAGACCAAACTCTTCATTGCGGGCGTCTCTCATAGCCTGGTGCTCGGAGCAGATGGGTCGAGCTTCGCCAGCTCGTCCGTCGTTTCGTTGAACGCCCGCTTGTGACCGCTCACGGTTGAGCTGATCTCCTCGGCCAGCGTTTCCCCGCAGCAGCTCCTTCACTTCCCGCGCTTCCTGACGCAGCCGCTTGAACTGCGCCAGCACCAGCCAGCGCATGGCCAGCGTACCAAGGAACAGCCCCGCCAGCCAGCACACGCCACCAATGATCCAGCACTCCGTGATCATTTCCGTCCTCCTTGCCCGCGTCGCGGGTCATCGAGCGGGTCGCCCTCGAACTGAAACTCCAACTGCACGCCCTCGGGTGGCGTGTGCGAGTCGACCTCGCTCAGGTATATCTCACGACACGTCGGGCACACCCAGCCCACGGCCGTCACCATTATGTCCTGCTCGGGGTAGTGCTCACCGCACCTGTCGCACGTCGCCATCTCGCGTTCTCCTTTGAATTGATCCTCGCCGTAGTTACCAGTAATGTGACGATCCAGCGCCTCACGCTCGTGCCTGTTCATCATGGCTGCCTCCTCAAGAACTCGATTGCATCGGTGTACTCGTTATGAGGGAACGAGTGCACTTCCTTGCCCGTCCCCTCGTCCCATACCACTACGCGTTGCCCACGACGTTGAACGGCGAGCCGGCGGCCGCCCTTCGTTTTCGTACGCGCCGTGAACTTCGCGTCCATCGCGTAACGGATCGTGTTCATGGTGCGCGACACTCGCTCTGTTCGTTGCGATGAAAAGCGTAGCCGCACTTCATGCACTCCCACACCACGCGCCCCGGGAGCTCCTGTGTGCGATGTGACCCGCACATGGGGCAGGGCTTCACGGGGGCTTTGCGCTTGCGTCTGCTCATGGCTGACCCTCCTTGTTCCACATCTCGTTTACCTCCATACCGATCTCCTCGCACGCCTCGCGCACGTACTGCTCGAAGTTCGAGTAGTCGCCGTTGTCCTCCTCGCACATCTGCCGGGCGGTGCGCATGACGACACGAGCGCACTCGCGGATGCGCTCGTTGTAAATGGCCTCACTCAACGTCGCTGGATTTTTCAGTGCGTTCTTCATGTTACTTCACCTCCTCGATCCAAAGGTTGAAACCGAACCCCCACTCGCTGACCACGAAGCCGGGCGAACACCCACACCGGCAACCCGCAGTGCGCGAGAACTTCGCCTTGACACCGCTCGGCGCCCCAACGGCATACAGCCCTGCGCGTAACAGCGCCTCCTTGTTCGCAACGATCAGCGCGTTGTGCGCGTCCCACGCCTGATCCATTATCTTGTCGAGCCCACGCTTGGTGTAGATCGATTTGTGCCCTCGACGTGACGCGAGCTCGGCCAACGCGCCATCGTCTGGTTCGCCGCGCTTGTCGTAAACGTACGCACGCATCTTGGCCGGCTTCTCGTTGTCGTGTTGGATGCTGATCTCGTAGTCTCGGTCGCCGCACCGAAACCGTTTCTTCATGTCGTGTAGCGCTTCCATTGTCGTGTCTCCTATCGTTTGTTGATCGATTAACCGCACGGCTATGCTCCCAGGATCCGATCTAGGATCCGCTGTCAGGTCAGGCTTGCCCCGACAACAGCGGCTGCACTCAATGACGAATCGCTTTGCCATGTTAGCGTCCTCCTCTGTAGATCACGACCTTCGACTCGGGCGACTCCTTCTCGCGCAACGTCGTCCACATCTGATGCCCCGTGAGCTTGCGCAGCGTCACCGACAGCACGCCGTCGTTCATGTCCTCACACCACAGGTTGAACACCATGATGGCGCGCTTCTTCTCGTACGCCGTCTGCACCGTGATCCAACCATACTTAATGGTCCGGAGCTGTATCGAATACATTGGTAGATAAATCATTGTCGTGTCTCCTATGTCTATCGTTTGTTGATCAGGGTTTGACATCTACGAACGTCACGCCGATGCTCGGCGCGTAAGCCTTGATGCACTGCGTTACCGTGCGCTTCGCGTCGCGGAACGACTGCGGGAGCTTGACGACGATCAACCACTCCTCGCCGTTGCGCACTGACTCACCCTCGCGAAACTCCAGGTACCGTTTCGTGTTCGGCGCCTGCTTGATCATGTACCACACGTTCGGCGCGACCTCGAACACCCACTGCCCGTTGCCATGAGGCCGCCGCCCGTGCACACGTTCATAGTGTGTCGGGCTGTACACGACCTTCGTCTTCATCGCTTTTTCGACCTTGCTTTTCATCGTCTATCTCCTTCGCTTTATGTGTTGACCTGACACACAAATTATACGCAATTTTGGTGAATCAGCATACCTGTTTTTTACCGATTAACGCTGCAGCCTCAGGCCGATTTTCGAGCGCGATCACGTGCACGCCGCGCAATCCGGGCCAGCGTCGACAATTCACCAGCCTCGAACACATCCGGGTTCTCCTCGTACGCCGCGAACGCTTCGCGCATGTCATCGATCACGGAGCGCGCCACCGGCTTGGTTTTCGCCTTCTTCAGCGCCTGCCGCACCTGGGAAAGCGAGCGTGCGATGCGCGACTCCTGCGCAGGCGACACGGCAGCGCCTGCCATCGCAGCGAGGAAGCCCATATAACTGATGCGCCCATCACCGGGGGCGTTCAGCTCGCTCCTGTCGTAGTACCCCGACAGCTTCAGCGCGTAGTCGTCGCACAGGCGACGGATGACACTCATGGTCTCGTGGTCCAGCCGTTCCGTTCTCGTCTTCGGTCTCATAACGTGATCTCCCGTACCAGTTCATTGAAGTCAATCATCATGCCACTCGTCGTGTCCCAACGTCGCGTGGCGTGCATCAGCAACGCGGGGCGCGTCATGTAGCCCACGTTGCGCGCTGCCGTCAGCCCGTCGAATAACAAATGAGCACGTCCCACTCGCAATAGCATCCATGTGTACCCCGCCGCTTCCCACCGCAGCCGGAGCCAGTTGCGTTGCGAGTCAGAATAGCGCGCCATGCGCACTATCGTTGTTTCACGCGCCGGCCAAGCCGCCAGGGACTTCAGCTCGATCCACCCATGCCGCCCATGACCTGAGTACGACAGGTCAGGGACGCCAGCATTCAACGCATCCTCATGATGGCACGTCAGTACACCCCGTATCGCGAGGTTCTCGCGAACGTACCTCCTCAACGCTGCCTCACCACTCATTTCAAATTCCCCCAGGTTGGTCCACTCTCCCGCTCAGCCAGCAACGGGACCCTTAACTTCACGCAGTGCTCCATGATGTTGTGCGCCTCCTGCAGCGCCTCCTGCGCGGCAGGCGTGCGTGGCGCACTCCAGTCCAACTCGTCATGCACGGTGAGCAACGGCGCACCGAGCACGTCGCACACACCGCTCTCCCAAATATCGACCATCGCTTTTTTCATTATATCGGCCGCCCCGCCCTGCAGCATTCGGTTGAGCGCCTTGTGCGCCAAGCCGCGCCGAATCTGAATCCCCCACTCCGCCTCGGCCGCTTCACGTGGCAGCAGTGATGGCGCGTTGGGTTTAACGCGTTTCTTGTCGCGTGGTTCCCACAACTCGAACCGTGAACGGCGTCCAAGCAGCGTGCGCGTGTACCCGCGGTTGAGCGCAACGCGTGACGCTTCATCGAACGTCTCCTTCACGAACGGCAACGCCTCGTGATACTTCTTGAATAGCTCGAGCGTCGCCTCCTTTGTGCGCCCGAGATTGGCGGCCATCGTCGGCACGCCCATGCCGTACACGAGGCCAAAGTTGATGTTCTTCGCCGGCTTCCTCATGTGGGGATCACCGCCGAAGACCCACTCATTGACCAGTGCATGAAAATCGGTATCGGGGTCGCTGACGTATTTGGCACGCGCTTCAGCCGCCCCCGCCCCACGGCCGTAGTGCACGAGCAGCCGATACTCGATCTGTGACCAGTCGAAGCGCACCCAATCCTCATCCGGCTCCGGCAGGTATAGCCCTCGGATCAGTGGCGCCATTGAATCGTCACGCGACGGAATGTTCTGAAGGTTGGGATTGCTTGAACTGAATCTCCCCGACACCGTGCCGTACTCATCGCCCTTCGCAGGATGAAATTGCGAATGGATGCGCCCGTTAACGACGTGCTCCAGCACGTACGACTGCACGAACGTACCACGGGCTTTGTCGATGGCGCGCAGGCGCAGGACGTCAGCGAAGAATTGATGCTCCTGTGCCTTCAGCCACTTGGCCGTGAACGATGGCGCGCCGCCTGGCGTCAACGGGAACTCCAGCCCGTACTTGCGACAGTAGCCGGCAATCGTTTCGGCCGACCACACGTTGAGCCCGTCATAACGCGACTGCAGCTCCTGCAACTCAACACCCAAGTGTTCATCGAGGCGAGCGGCCGCGTCAAGGTCGACGCGCACGCCCCGGCGGCGCATGGCTAGAAGGATCGGCAGGAGCCGATTCTCGATTCTCGCGAGGCCGAGTAGCTCATCACGATCCAATGCTTCCCACTGCGCTTCAGCGATACGGAGAGGGAGGTCAACGTCGCTTTCCGCGTAGGGTCCGACCAGAGCAGCAGGCGCTCGATAAATGTTGCCACGTTGCGAGCCGTTCGCTTTCCCCCCGTACGCGGCAGCGCACCAGTCGTAGAGCGCGGATGAGTGTTTGCCCTCGTCGAAGTATTTCTGTGCGAGCGCTTCGAGCGCGTAGGTCTTTGCGTTTTCATCGATCAATGCCTCCTGCCACTGTACGTCAATCGTAGGGCCTCGAACATGCACACCCTCGGCCGCCAGGGCCTCGAGGTCATAGAGCAGATTCGCGCCCACCTTCGTCTGCCGCTCACGCGTCAACTCGTCACGCGCCCAGCGCAGCACCTGATCGGGGTCCATGTTCATCCCGCCCACTTCGTGACGCATCGGGAAGTACCAGCGACCACCGTCGTCCGTCCCCACCGCGATTCCAACAACGTGCGCATCCCCTCGAACGAATCCCGGCCCGCGTTCACGCAGCCCCGGGTCCTTCGTTTCGCAATCGATGCTGAGCGTCTGGGCAGCATCGAGGCGAGGGAACTCGGCCGGCGGTCTCCACCCCGTTTCAGGAATAGGCGGAGCGGCGCGTGCGACTGTCACGCCACGGCGGCCCTCGCGTGGCATGTCCTCCCAATACAGCCCACGGGAGTCGAATCTCATCGCACGCCCACCACCACGCCGTCAATCACATTGCTGCGCCAGTACGACGGATTGGGATACGCGGAGAGGTCAATGTCCTGCGCGACCTCGAGCACTGGCAACAGCACGTCCGCACGGAAACGCGCCTCGGGCAACGCACCGCACGCGACCTGGGCGCACATATCGCCCTCCATCGTGCTCACGCCCTTGTCGCCCGTCACGATGATGGGGATCCTTGGATCAGGGCAGAACGGCGCGACCTTCAACACCGCCTCGGCCAGGCCTTTCGTACTCACCATTTTGTTCGGCACCTTCGTTGGCATGATTTTCGACACGTCAGGCCACTCGCCTGTGAGCAGCTGCGCCTTCAGCCATATCCCATCGCCCAAATCGAATGTCACGGCCACGTCCGTCGCCATCATCTTGCGCGGCTCGCGATCAATGCGCAGCAACTCCTCGACGGCAAACACGGGAATGGCAACAACAGGGTACCCCGCTCCGATCGGCATCCGCGCTAGCGTCACGTTGTTCGTGGCCCACGCGTAGCCATCACGCAGCAACACCGACGCGCACCATGGCCGTGACGCGTCCTCGCCGACGAACGGGAACAACGTGCCAAGGCTCAACAGGAATGTCTTGGGCAGTGCATACTGTTTCGCCTCGCCGCGTCTGTACTCACTGCGCGGGAATGAGTCGTGCGAGGCGAGGGGCAGCGTGGCCCGGAACTTCGCACGCGTCAACGTCAAGCGCCCTGCGTCGCTCACCTTAATTTTCGGCTCACCCTCGCACGCGTCCACCGCATCAAGAAATCGCTTCGCAGGGACGGTTACATCTAGCCCTGCGAGCTCTTCGCAAGGGGCGTCAATCGTCACGCGACCATTCCCGCCCTGCACGCGCCCTGAGTAGATGTGGAAGTGCGTCAGTACGGGCAGTAGATCCTTCGTGCTCACCGCCCCTCGAACCAAATCCAATGTCTCACGCATCGAACAGACCCTCCTCTAATGGCAGTACGCCCTGCGCCTCCGCCGTGTCACACGCCTGCTTAAACGCGAGCAGGTTCCACTTCTTCCTCATCTCGCTGTCCGTCGTTAGCTGCTCACGCGTGCACCCTGAGCGTTGCTCGATCTCGTCGAATACGCGATCCGCAAGAGCGGGCGCGATGCTCAGCAGGTGTCGATCAAACTCATGCTTGCGCGGCGACTCGACGGATAACGGAATCAACGACAGCGATCCGTCACTGTTGACCCATGCAATAGCGCCGTAGGCCGCCCACAGAATCCACGATGCCGAGTCGACGCTATACCACGGGGCTGTGCGAAGCATGCGCGTGCCTGTCATCGCCAACCCATGCAGCTTCCGTCCCTCGAATCGTCTCGACGCGTGCCCGACCCAACGCCGTCGCAATTCGTATGGCAAATTCTGCGACGCGCCCAACCCAACGAACTCGGCATCATCGTATGCGTCCGCCAACCAGTCGGGATCGCCCAGGTGGAATACCGGCTTGATCTCGCCGCGTACAACTCGACGCATGTGCTCGTAGTTCGAGCGCGTTTCCTTGGCCGCTTCGAGCACTTCGTCCTGCGTGGGATGCTCGCCCCGTCGTCCCGGGATCTTGTCGAGCGCCACGAACGTCCAGTCGAACACGTCGGCATACCTATCCAGCATCTCGTTGCACGTGTCGCAGAAGCGCGTGAGCGATACCGACTTCCCCAACGACCACGACGTGAACGCGCCGCTGTCCAGCATGTACGGCAGGCGCAGCTTCATGGGGCGCAGGCGTTTGGCCAGCGCCTCGGCCTGCTTGCGTAGCGCGGCCTCGTACGCGAAGCTGGTCAGTACGGGGATCCCGTGTTGAACGACGACATCCAGCAGCTCGGGGTGCTGCACCGCTCCCGATGCGTAGAAGTGCATTAGCGAACCTCCTCCAGGCGCTTCTCGTCCTCGCTGTACTTCGTGCGCTGCACAACGATGCTGGGTGCCCGGTACACGTTCTCCAGCAGGTTTCGGAACAGCGCCTTGCCTCGTGCCCTGCGCGTCGACAGCAACGCGAACGACAGCAGCGACGCAAGGAATGGGCAACGGTACTCGACGCTGTGCGCCATGCCCAGCTTGTTCGTGCGGTCGAGGTTGATGTTGGGCATGGCTGCCACGGTGCTCAGGCATTTTGCCAGCGTGTCGAGCGGGTCGCGTATTCGATCCTCGGCGAAGTGCGACGTGTAACCACCGAGAAGCTCGTCGGCACCCTCGCCCGACAGCATCACCTTGACACCGTGCGCGTGCGCCTCGCGCGCCACGTACCAGTTGCGCAGCGCCCCGCGCCACTTGACCGGAGACATCGCACTGAACTCGGCGTATGAGATATCCATGCGCTCGAGCAACAGGCGACGGTCAGGCAGCACGTCCGGGATGCGAACGCGCACGAGGTCCCAGCCTAACGATTCCGTGACAGCCTGCGCAGCCATGTAGTCCGCGCTGTCCTCGTCCTCGGGCGTGGCGCATACGACAAGATCTGGCTTGAGACCGTTGAACGCCAGCGCGTACGCGATCACCGATGAGTCGAGGCCACCCGACAGTGCCAGCCCGAATCCCACGTCCGTGTGCATCGCACGTGTCCGCACCGCCTCGCCAACGAGCGCGGCAATCGTGTCGAGTCGCACTGTGCTATTGCCCGTCGCCCCGTAGTGCGGCATTCGATCCCGCTGCAGAATGCCACGGCCCTCCTCGGTGGAGATCACGATGCGCTCGTGCGCTTTCACCTCGCGAGGATTGGTGAGTAGATTGCGCTCGGACGAGACTGCGAGGTACGGCACGAGTTGAAAATACAAAGGGCACACGCCGAAGCGATCCCGATACAACGTCACCTGCCTCTGCGACGGGTTGTAGTAAACGATAGCGTAGTCCCCGTCTATGAACTGCCGCGGATCGAGATCACGATCAAGGAGCTCGCCCAGCATGTCGACCTCACTGGTTGCTCTCGGCATCAGGTGCTGGTAATTGTATAGCTCCCCGTTGAATGCGACGAAGCGCCCGGCTCGTGTTATGCGAGGCTGCTCCCCCGCGTCAACGCTCACGATTGCCAAGCGCGTAAAACCCATGTGATATCCGCCTGCCGTGATACCCGAGGTTCCGTCAGGGCCGCGGTGGCGCATGGCATCAAGCGCGTGAGAGACCTCCGATACGTTGCTGCTAAAGAAGATGCCGCACATGTCTCATCACCTCCTCGTGTAGAACGCTTTTCGCCTTGCAGTGCGTGCACACTCCGCACTCCTGCTCGCCCGTCGACTCATAGCACGAGAATGTGTGCGAGAAGATAGATGGGTCGTTCTCAACGACCACCACTGACAGATAATCCCACCGCTCCCTGTTACCGAACGGCGCGATGGCTCGCGGGAAGTCTTTGCCATAGAGCGAGCGCGTGAGGCTGTTGAGATGATCAAGCCACACTGCCTGTGCGTCGTTGAACACGCTGCCCGCGGGCTCCTTGTGAAAGCCGAACCACACCTCGCCCGCCCCTATCGATGACGCGAACGACAGCGCCATGGACGCAAACAACAGGTTCCGGCCCATGATGTAGTTGTCGCTATGCTTCTGCGCCATCGTGCCGTACACCAGTGGCGACTCGATATACACGTGGGGGAGAAGCGCGGTGACGAGTTTCAGGCCATACTTTTCCGAATAGTACTCGGCCGCCAGCTGCTCACCCACCCTCGCCTTCTGACCATAATCGATTTGGTACAGTATGGGAGCCAGCCCATGCGCCAGCGCATACTCGACCATGGCCCCACTGTCCAATCCACCGCCGAACGCTATCACTACTTTACCGTTGTTCATTTTTCCTCCGTCATGCTATAGAATTCTGCACGGACCTCGCTGTTAGTCAAGAACGTGCCGCGGAGCGCGGACGTCAGCGTCTCCGAGCCCTGTCGCTGTATACCTCGCGATTCCATGCACAGGTGTCGACAACGCACGACCACACCCGCGCCCTTCGGTGCGAGGTGCTCCCAAAGCGCATCGGCGATCTGCTTCGTCATGCGCTCCTGAACCTGGAGACGGCGTGCGTACACGTCGACCAGGCGCGACAGCTTGCTAAGCCCCACGATGCGCCCATTGGGAATGTAGGCGACGTGCGCGATGCCGAAGAACGGCGCGAGGTGATGCTCGCAGTGTGAGTACACCGGGATACTGCGCACCATCACCATCTGATCGTAATGCTCCGCGCCGTCCTCGAACACCTTGAGCACGTCGGCGGGATCAATGTCGTACCCACCCGCCCAATGCTTCCATGCCTTGAGCACACGAAGAGGAGTCTCACGAAGCCCCTCCCGATCAACGTTCTCCCCGATCACGAACTTGAGGAGGTCCTGAATGATTCCTGCGCCGCTCATATCTGCACCGCCTCAGCGCTGCACTTGCGCGTCTCCTCCACGACCACGCGAATCAGGCGCGTGCCTGTGCCAACGAGCACCGAGGGGCCGACCACCTTGAGCAGATGGTCGGCCATGTTCTCGGCGGTAGGGTTGAACGGGAGGAGCACCACGCCGCCCGGGTCGTAGTGCGTTAGCACGGTTGAGAGGTGGTCCTGATCCCACAGCAGGAACTTGTGATCCCAGCACGTCTCGAGCCAGTCGCACAGCCGGTCCTTGATGACAGAAAAATCCAGCACACGTCCTACGCCGTCAAGCGGGCCCTCGACGGTGAAGTGTACTCGGTAGTTGTGGCCATGCAGGTGAGCGCACTTGTTCTCATGCCCTACCACCCGATGGCCGGCACAGAAATCGTGATACCTCGTTGCCGTGATTGCGTGGTTCATGGTAGCTCCAGTATCTTGTGAAGTTGAAGTGACAGCCGGTAACCAAAACGCATTGCCGACTCCTTCGCCGCTTCGAGGTTCGCCGCATTCCGAACCGGGTCGTGATCGTCGCGAGGCTGTACGAAGATAGGGGTATAGTACAGCGACGGCGGCCGTGCTACCCGGCCCTCCACGCCGGTTGGCATGACGTTCGGCAACCCATCATCCGTTGCGATCTCGCCTGCTGCAACGACATACTTCCAAGCGGCAGCGCGACGTTCGATCTCGGGATTGATGCGCCCGGTCTTGGGTGAGACGATTATGTTGAGGTCGTACGGCATGCCGGTGAGCCACAGTGTCCCGGCCGTTTCGATCTCCACGCGTGGGTCACATGCGAGGGCGCGAAGCTCACGCACGAAATCCACGATGTCTTGACGGAACGGCTCGCCTCCCGTGATCACAACCAGTGGCCGACGTTGCGTGATGACGCCGATCTCGCGCATGACGCGAACGAGGAGCTCACCTCGTCCCATCCACTGCCCGCTCTCGAACTCAGTATCGCACCAACGGCATGCCAGGTTGCATCCTGAAAGACGGACGAAGACCGCCGGCATTCCCGCCGACGGCCCCTCGCCCTGAACAGTGCGGAACACGTCCTGGACCCAGAGCGCACCGTCCTCTCGCAGCTCCTGTTTCCTGATAGGATTAGTTCCGAACATTCCCCACCTCCTACTTCTTCATCGCCTGGTACCAGCTCGAAGCAGTCGACTCCTTAATGTCGAGCTTCTTGCAGAACGCGATGTACTGCTCCCGCGTCGGCTTCTTGTCGTCAAAGAACTTGTGCGCCTTCTCCTTGCGCGAACCAGCGCGGTGGCCTTTGTAGCCCTTCTTGGCTGGGGCCTTCTTCGGTGTGGTGGCCTTCGCCTTCTTCGACTTCGGGGCGGCTTTCTTGGTGACGGACTTCTTGGTTGTCTTGGTCGTGCTCATCTTCGTGTCTCCTTCTCTATCGGTTGAATGGTCTTCGGTTGAGGGCAGCGGGTCAGTTGCCTTCGGATCGGCCTTCAGCGCTTCCAACATCCGCCGCGCTTTGTCCGTTACTTCATGCCCCGCGTTGAGAAAGCTGTCGATGACCTTCGACAACTCAACGTCCGGGGCCTCCTGCCACCGGTCATCGTACGAGTACGTACCGTCTGCACTGTGGTACGCGTCGTCTTTGATCGGCTTCTCCAACGGCAGCTTCTTGAACTCCACCACGCCATCAACGCGGAATACAAGCTGCGCCCACGCATGGCCTCGCTTAATCTCGATGCCATAGTGGTTCATGCTATCTTTTATGACGTGCGCCATACTACTACGCTCCTTTTGTGCGTTGAGTTGAGCGGCCCCGTTCAATCATGAACGGGGCCACCCGCCTTACTACTTGGCCGACTTGAGGGCGGCCATCGATTGCGCCAACTGCCACAGCGCTCGATTCACTCGCGTGTCCTCGTTGATCGAGTTCACGCCACGGGTACGCTGCCTCCGACCAGCGCTGTTGACACCACGGAGCCCGCCGCGAATCAGGTTCTCCTGTACTCGGTTGTACGTCGTCCACAGGTCGCGGCCTCGATCATCGTAGCGACGAACGAGGAGCAGCTGCGAGGCATCGATCGGCATTGCCTCAGGCTCCCAACGAACCATGGCGGCCGATTGCGAGAACGCGACCTGCTCCTCGTCGCTGAGGTCGATCTCGCGCATGTGCTCAGCCTGCTGCGCGATGTGACCCATCTCCTTGATGATCTGGTACGAGCCCTCGATGACACGCCCCGGCAGCTCGGTGCCCACGTGCTTGACGCTGATCCGCCCAACGTCGCCCGTGCTGACGATCAGCCCGTTGGAACACACTTGACGAAAGAACCCAGCCTCGAGGACATACGCGCTGGAACGATCATGCCCATTGGTAAGGCAGATGCGCGGAGCTGTGTCACCCAGCCCGCCGATTGGCTTCGCATCCCGATGCTGAAGGACGAGGCGATGCTTGGTGAAGCCTCGCTTGTCGGCCAATCGAACACGATTCTCCATGGCCTGCATCACCTGCCACCCCTCACGCTGCAACGCACCGAGGACGACGTGCGTGGGGATGAAGCCATACTTGTCGCTGACCTTGTGGTACGGACGGTTCGCGTACACCGACGGCGCGACCATACGAACCTGGTCCGGGGTGAGCACCTGCTTGCCACTGTTGAATGTGTAGTTTCTCATGCTTGCTATCTCCTATGACATTGTGCGGGTTGCCGACCCGCGGCGGTTCGGCTCGAAACGAGCCATGCACGAATTATAAGGTCTCAGTACCTGAAAATCTACGTCTCCTTTTTACCACTATTCATAACGAATATGAGCGCGTTCCACCGGCGTCGATCAGCCACAACGATTCACGCGCACGCGTCACGGCGACATAAAAGGCGCGGTGTTCGTCATCGGGCACGCGTTCAAAACTGTCCCACGTGCGCTGTGTCATCGATGGCAAGACGGCGACATGATCGGCCTCTCCGCCCTTCACCGAATGAATCGTCCCAACGTATATGCGCGGTGCACGCGTGAGCGACTCACCTCGCCTCTTGCACGCACGATAGTAAACGCGATCACGCTCGGGGATTTTAACGAGCGCATCGTGCCACGGCTCGTCCGTCTTGCACCCATGCTTCTCGCACAAGTCGGCTAGCGTTAACATCGTTTCGCCAGGGACCTTCGACAACGCCTTACCCACGCGCATCCAGTCATATACGCCCCGCACCTGTTCAACGGGGAGGGCTTCGCCCTTGCGTAGCTTCTCCCACGCGATGATCGCCTGAAGGTGCTCGGGTCGCACGCTCGTCCCGAGGTGCGTTGCGTACGGCACGCCTTCCTCGTATAACCAGCGCTTGATCGCGTCGAGGTAGTAGGCGTTGCGAACAAGCAGCATCCACGTGCCATCCGTCTTGATCGGTACGCGATCAAACGTGGGGACGCGTTGCAGGGATCCCTTGGCGTCGCGTGGCGTCGCCGTTTTCTCGTATCGTTTCGACAACCGCGACACCAGCACCTGCGAGTACCCGTAGATCGTGCGCGGCAGGCGATGCGTTGTCGCGAGCACCTCGCGCTCGCCCTTCAGTCGCAGGAATGTCTCGATGTCTGCCCCGCTCCATCGGAAGATTGCTTGATCGTCGTCGCCACCTACGTACATGCGCTGGGCGCCAGCGAAGGCGCGCTTGATCACCTTCCACTGTGCACGTGACAGGTCCTGCGCCTCGTCAATGATCACGACGTCCACTGGGCAGCGATCTCCATACTCGACATAACGCTCAAGCAGATCGGTGAAGTCCAGTAGGCCCCGTGACTGCTTATAGTCGATCATCGCCCGTTGAAATCGACGCAGCTCCTGCGGCATAACCTCGTCGCGTATGTCGCGCAGCTGCTCCTCGAGCGGCACGCAACGTGCGCGGGCGAGGGCATCGATGAATCGCAGCAGGTCGCCCTGCTGCTGTCCTGCCGGAGCCAGGCCCTCGTCCATCTGCGCTCCACGTGTGAACTCGTAGCCAAGCATGTCGCCCAGCTCCCGCCAATGTTTTTGCTGCATCACCTCGCCCTGCTGTATGCCCAGCAAACGATATGCGAGAGAGTGAATGGTACGGAAGTAAGGAAGCTCGCCCGGCTGCATCTTGAACTTCTCGCACGCACGCGCTGCTGCCTCCCCCACCGCCTTCTTCGTGAATGACACGAACGCAAGGCGCTCGGGCGACACGCCCCGTCCCAACTCCTCCTCCATGATATCGAGGAGCCGCGTCGTCTTACCACAGCCTGGGCCACCTAATATGATACGCACGGCTAAAAGTCCCCGGCGCCAACGTCGACTGGAGTCAGATCCTCCTCAAGGCGTGCGAACGCTGCCACCGACCAGCACGTCACGCTCTTGCCCTTAATGTCGAGGCGCTTGTGCTCGGCCCCGTGTCGTCGCAGCGTCGCCCACACCGCTCGTTCCTTCATGTCGCGGAAGTGATGTTGATCGAGATAGCGCATGAAGTCGACGCCACGGAAATACGTCCTGCCTTCCTCCGTCCACGCACGTCCCAGCAGGAGCTCGTCGCGTGCACGCGCCTCGGCATGATTGGTGCAGAACGCTTCAAGCATGATCAGCAAACGTCCCTCAGGCCCCGCGTCATCGGGCGCCTGCATGTCGTGCGCCTCGCTAACGACATGCTGAACCATCCCTTGCCATCCTCGTTCGCGTATCGGCGGCAAGAACAGCTTTAGCTTCTCGACTGCCTTGCGCCTGAACTTGCCCTGATCCATCAGCTCCTCGGTGGTCAGCTCCATGTCTAGCGCGTTGATCGTGACGATCCAGGTAACCGGGTCGGTGAGCACGCGGCGTGGATTGTCGATTGTAAACGTAGGCGCTCCTGCCTCTCCTTCTGTTCGCCCGTGCCCGATGCCCCAACGACGCTGACGACAAAGATCCTTGTTGCAGCACGAGTTAATCGGGGGCATGTTGCACAGGTAAAAGTAATTGCGGCGCTTCAACGACTGAACGACCTCGCGCACTTCGCGCTTGTCGAGCGCCGGCGCCATCCACTGGTCGTTCATGCGCCGCAACGCATCCTCCCACGTCTCGTCGCCTGACAGCCACTGCGCGTCCTCGTTCGCACGTAAACGGCAATAGACGCCCAGGTTAAACAGCGCATTATTACGCCCGCCTTCGCCGAAGCCCTCGCGTGCCAGGAACTGAAGGCACGGTGGGCCGTCCTCGAGACCCTCGGATGGGACGACACGTAGCTCCCCCAACTCTTTGCGTGACACCTCGCGCTTATCCGCCAGCTCGAGGAACTCCTCGGCGTCAATTGCCTTGCCATCCAGTATGGCATAGCGTGTCGTTCGCTTCGTGTCGAAGTAGGGCATATTGATCCAATTCCCCACGTCGTTCGCCGACGCCATTGCAATCTGCTTGGGGAACACTTCGGACTTGGGATAGCCTACAGCCGCGGACCATTCAACGAGTGCAGTACGCACTTCGACCGCTGGCGTCGACTCACTCATGAACAGATACAGGTGAGCGCCTCCGCTCTTCGACCTGCACACGATCAACGGGAGCTTGAGCGCCTGACACTTCGCGTCTAACTCCGCGAGGTCTAGGCCTGTGTACGCGTCGACGTCAACGGCGCCGAACGTGCACGAGTTATCGTCACGGATCGGGATGACACCCAGCCCCGCGCCCGATCCTTCAAGGTGCGCGACCCACAGCTCCTGCGTGACGGGTTCCAGCTTGGTAAGGGCTTTGCCCTTCACCTTGTTCTTGGCGTCGGCACGCGTCCCCGCGCCGATCTCATACGTGCCATGCGCTCGCTCCAGTCCGGCGAAGCGTGCATGGAATTTCTTCCCCAACGATGCCGGGTTCATTATCGTCTCCTATGCCTGCTGAAAAAATCCCGCCCCTTGCGGGGCGGGTAACAGGTTGGGGTGCTCGCTACATCGGAATATCGTCGTCGCTCCCTGGCTCGCGCTGCGGGTCCTGCGTCTTCACTGCTCCCGCTCGCACCGCGTCACGAAACGCCTTGGCGGTCTGATACAACTCCGCGCTCGGGCAATCGCCCTCGCGTGTAATGTCCCAGCCGCGCCACGTGCCTTTCGCGTTGCTTTCGCCGATGGTCTTGACTCGGTAAGTCTTGGCCCACATCGGCGGGGTGAACAACGTTCCGTCTGGCCGCTTGACCTTGACGTCTTGCATGGCCGACATCCACTTACGCGACTTCTTCATCTGCGTGCTAGACATTGACAGCACTGCCGGGTACGTCGTGCCGTCGTCACGCAGCACAAGAACGTAGTGAGTGCGCGTGTCGGCCAAGTAGTTGCCATTCGGCAGGACGTCTCGGTTCGTTTCGGCGTCACGCTTGCATCTACGAAGCAGCGCCGAGCCGTCGGACACCGAGTATTCGGCCACGAAGCCGCCGCCCGAATCACGATCTGCCCACTCGACATACGACTGCTTGAAGTGCACGGGCAATACCAACAGCCCCTGCTCGCCGTCGATCACCTCCTCAGTAACCGTATTGATGATGCCACCGATCTTCGCGCCCGGGATCTCCTTGTGCTTAGGATGGTCCGGGTCGATAGGTGGTGAGCCCTTCTGCAGGATCTGCAGGAACGGAATCGCGTACGCCTCTTTGCCGGCGTCCTCGAATCCACCACCCGCGTCTGCCTCCATGTCGATGGTGGCGAGAGCGGTCTGCTGTTCCTCTTTCACTGCTACTGCTTGTGGTTGCTGCTTTGCCATTGCCTTCTCCTGCTGTTGTGCGGCGCTCTTTTTTCCGCCCGTCGCCGCTCGAGGCGTTGTAACTATTCGATTACTAACGCTCGTATCTTTTTGGCTACTACTCGGACTTCCGCACGCTTGCCGCAGTGCGGGCAGTTATATATAGACGCTTTTCTGAGGACTCGCGCTTGCTCGTCATTTCTCCACCTTCGGCAGCTTAATCACTGCGCGCCTGCGCTGGAACACGCTGAACGTCTCCTTGGGAACCTCCGCGCCCTGCTCGATCTGTTCGCGCAGTAACGCCTGCAACGTGTTTGGTGCCACCGTGCGCTTGCGTTGATACCCGGCCACGCCCAGTCGCTCAAGGTAGCTCATGATCGATTGCGAACGCTGATCCGCCTGCTTGCCCTTCCCCAGATTGATCGTTAGGCTATCCTTGATGACGTCGCCGAAGTTGTGATCCTCAAGCCACTTAAACGCTGCGGGACGATTCGCCTCGCTTATGTTCGCGTACAGCTCGTCCTTCAGCGAGATGGAACGGCCATCAGCAAGCTTGAACTTTTCGATGTTCCCCGCGGCGGCCATCAGCCCCGGGATTGCCTCACACTCAAGCCGTTCAATGTCGGCCGCGTTTTTCTTTAGCGCCTCCTGCAGTACCTGCGCGTTGAGTTGCAGCCACGCCCACTGTTCCATGAGGTCGCTGAGCTGTTCCAGCTCCTCTTTCGTCGGTAACTCTATTTCTTGCATTGCCATTTCTATGCCTCCTTTGGTTTACCATTGCCATGGATGTCGAACGTCACGGGAAAATACTTCCTCGCATTCTTGTCCCAGTGCAGGACATGGACGCGCCCGTTGTTGAAGCTCGCCGCCACCGCCCCGGCCGCTACAAGGAACGCGGGCGCGCCAATGGCGAGCAAGTAATCGTCGTCAGTATAGTTACGAAGTGCGGCCCGCAGCTCTGTCATCGCGGGCGCCGTCGCAAGGGGCGAGATGCGCCCGTGCAAAATCTCGACGGGTTCGCCGTACTCATATACCGTACTCAAATCGAATCGCGGACGCAGCAGCATCGATGCCTCGTCGCGTACATAACTGTTCTGCACGATGAAAACCTTTGCCATGTCTATTTCTCCTGTAACCATGAGCGCATCCCGCTCGTGTCTAGCAACGTGTCCGCCACGTCGCGTTTGCCGCTTAACGAGTTGCGGATTTTTACGTCAACGGTGCCCGGCGCTAGCAGGTCAGTGTAAGCGCTCGCCCGTTTCTTGTCTAACGCGATCACTCTATCCTCGCTTTGCAATCGATGACGAAGCGAGAACGTGTTCGAGTAGTACAACGTGTCGTCCGCGACGTTCAACAGCAACCCGCGGCCGCCTGCTGCTTGCTGACCGATGAAGAACCTCGGCCACTTCGCGTTTTGAAAATCGGTGCGCACGCGAAGGCGCTTGTCACGAGCGATGCCCCCATGATACTCGCCCACTGACGCGTCGCCATACGCCTCGCGCAACGTCGACGCGATGCGCTCAAGCTCTGGACGATAGCGCGCCCACACAACGACCTTGCCACGCGCCTTCTCAACCTCCTGCACCAGAGCCTCGATGCGCGGGCACTTCTCGTCAATCATCGTCACCACGCCATCGTCCTGGGGAAGGAACCCGCCCGTGATCTGCTGCAGCCTACCCAACCTTGCCAGCTGGTTTGCAATCGTGAGCTGCGCACCGTTCTCGAGTTCCAGTAGCATCGTCTTGCGTGCGCGTTCGTAGTAATCGCGTTGCCGATCACTCAACGGGACGCTGCGCTGTGCATAGATCTTGTCGGGCAAATCTTCGCACTCGGCACGCGTCACGCGGAACGAGTGCGGGGAGATCAAGCGTTGCAGCTCCTCGAGGTTCTTGTACTGCGGGCGCCCCTCGGCATCACGCGCCACGAGCTGCGGGACGACACGACGAGCACTCGGCGACTTTTCCTGTATCGCACGCAGCAACGCGTGACCTTCGGGGAGCAGCTCCGCGAAGTGCGCTTTGTACGTGTAGAACGACGTGAAGCCCAGCAGGTGCGGGTCGAGAAACCTGAACTGTGAATATAGCCCCAAGGGGTCGCCATCGACGGGCGTGCCGTCCAAGATTCGACGCATCCCCGCATGCCGTGACAGCTTCGTGATCTCCTTGGTACGCGATGACTTCGTACTCTTGATATCCGAGCTCTCGTCAATGGCCATCAGGCAACGGAACACGCGCAGGAACTTCGCCGCGGCTTCACGCGCACGCTTGCTGGTTGAGAATGCCTCGGTGTTCATCGCAAGGACATGGAAGCGGGGAGATGTCGCGGGATCATACAGCGCGGCCTCGTCGCGTTTGCGCAGCTTCCCGTTCCACAGCGCTATCACGGGCTCGCCCGCCCACTCGGGCCAATGCGTCGGGAAGTATTCGTTAACCCAGTCCTCATGCACGCCGTTGGGCGCGAGCATCAGCAAGCCACCAATGCGCCCCTTCGCATACGACCAGGCACAGGTGTCGATGAGCACCTTCGACTTGCCGGTGCGCTGTTCCATGAGTAAGGCGAACGCTTCCCGATCCCGGGAGATGTTGAAAGCAATCTCTTGATGACGCCACGGCGCCACCTTGTGAACGTAATCCATCTTCTATCCTCGACGTTATGCTCGCGCATTACATCACGAGGGCTTTACGGCGCATAGTCCTAATGCGACACCGCCCCGTATATATGGCGAGTCGAGTAGATTAAATTAAGTTTGGGAATTTAATTTAATCTGTTCAATTCGTCATATATACAACGACGCGAACGACGCACGACCCCGCAGATCTTTCTGGGACGTGCGGGGCACATGCGAACGACGCCCCGCACGGATCTCGATTCACAAACGGCCCCATCTCGTTGTGCGCGTCAATCGCAACGCGTCAATTGTTCGCGCAACGCCCGCTTCTGTGCGTTGTCCTTGTCGACCTTGTCGCGCAGGTCACGGAGCGCTACGCCCAGGTCGCCGTTGATCGCACCTTGCGGCGCATCACTGAGGGCGATCTCCTGCAGAAGGCTCAGGTCGGGGTGGCACGTTGTCACGGCTACCGTGGCTGGACAGCCCCCAAGCAAAGGCAACGGCATCAGCAGGAATGCGAGTTTGCCACCAATCGCGTAGCGCCTGATTCGACGCGATAAGCGCCTCGATGCGTGCGTTGGCGCGATGCCGTTCGGCGTCGGCTTCGGCTTCTCGTTTGCGTAACTCATCAGCATGTCTCCTCTTCAGTTCGTTCATGGCCTGATCTGCTGCAGCCATCTTCACTAGCCACAGCCCCTTCTCATACTCACGGCCGTCGGTGTATTGCGTCTCACCATAGTACCACACGCCCGCAACCACCGCGACGGCGATCCCCACATAGACCCAGACGTTCATTTTGGAAAGCTCCCACACCCTGTCGCATATACAGATTGCTCGAACCGATCCTTGCATGGAATGCCGGTAGCGGTCGCGCACGTCTTGATAGCGATGGGCAGCCATTGCATGTTGAACACCGCGTCGCAGCCGCACTGCGCGAGCGGGATGATGTGATCCATCTCCCACTCGGGGCAAGGCCCGTCGAACTTTTGAGTTGATGGGCATGCCCATAGTTTACGGAATGCAGCACGGACTGCGGCAGATCGGATAATGACGCCGTCTGCATTTCGCTTGGGCGGACCGCAGAGTCGTGTCTCGGTGAGCTGCCACTGCTCGACCGCGAACGTCGGAGAGACGAACAGGTAGAGCGTGACGGTCAGGATTAGCAGTGTCGTAAGCCTCACGACACGAAGACTCCTGTGCGTCGGGCCAGACCGCAGTGATTCGGATCCCACGGCTCGACCATCTTCTTGCAGATGAACTTCGCGAGAGCGGTGCGCCAACCTTTCTTCTGCTGGACGAGCCGCTTCATTCGCGAGGTGAGTGTCCATTCCCATCGACTGAAACCTTTCCCCTGTTTGCGAATACGGGGGAAGCTCCAGAATAGAAGGTTAGCGACGGTATGCTCGAAGATGATGTCGTAGATGAACGTCACAAGTGCGAGCGGATAGCCCGGAATGCTGAGCGCCCACCACTGCCAGTCGCCCTTGTCGTATTTGAGCCGCTTATAGTACAGCGTCGCCGCGCTCGCGAACAGCACCCAGAATACGAACGACAAGATCAGCGCCCACAGCGGTAACGTCGGGTGCGCGATCAGTGTGTTGATGATGGTTGAGAGGATGAACTCAAGCATTTCATTTCTCCAGTTTGTTGATGACCTTCACCGGCACTTCGAGCCGTGGGGTGATCACCTTCTCGATGACCACCTTCTCCAACGGCGCGCACGTGACGGTAAAGTTAGTTGGCGTGTTCGGGAAGTTCTGTCCTGCATTGAACCCGAGCAACGCGCCGCCCAACGCCCACGGCACGCCCAGCTTCAAGCCGAGTGTCAGGGGCCGTTTCTCTTTATCGTTTGCCATCGAACGTCACCTCGGTATGGATACGAGGGTTAGCGTTCGCGGGAACGATGCTACCGGCATCGGTGCGCTGTGCTGGCTTGTCCTTCGTGAAGCACAGCCGCCAGGCCCCGTGTTCGTTGTAGCGATGGTGCAGCATTTCGAGCCCGCACACGACAAGCCCCGTGATCAATACGCCACGCACCGCGCGCTGCGTGTCGTGGAAATCGTCGCCCTGATCCGTTGTGCTCGTCACGACAGGCGCGGGCGTGGGAGTCGGGGAGGGCTTGGAATGATCGTGTGCGAAGGCGAACGTGGAGAACGCGAGCGCAACGATGAACGCGACGAATGACTTCATTGCTTCACCTCTTGGGTTTGTTGAACGGGTACTGCTGACTGCGCTTGCCCCGGGGCCTTGAGCTGCTCAAGCGGCTTGCCCCAGATGATTTTGGCCGTGATCGGGCCGACCCATGCGCCAACGTAAATGGCCAGGTAGCCCTCGGTAATCGTTTTGTGCGTCACCATGTAAACCATCATCCAAGTCATCATGGCAAAGGAAGCCATGAAGCAGAATGCGAACTTGTCGAGCTTCCCGTTGTGCATGAGAAGGTCGGCAAGGTCGAACTCGGGCCGGTGCAGGTCACGCTGCAGCCGGTACAGAACAAGCACTCCGATCAGAACGGCGATAAGCAACAGCCCCAGCATAGGGTCAAGCGTGATCACGTTGTCTCCTCGATAATCTCAAAGTGTGGGCCATCAAAGAACGACTCGTCCTTGCTCGTGCCGTTAAGGTTCCAGTCGCCGCCCCATCGCAGCTTGACTCCCAAAACCGCAGCCACGCCAAGAACGAAGCCGGCGAACTGGACGAAGCGAGCATGGTCGTTCCAGTCGAGCGGATAAGGAGCCACGTCTGCCGCAAGCGACGGCAAGCTGTTATGCTTGCTGTTCGGCCACTGGACCTTCGAGCGTTGCGGCTTCGCGTTGAATGCTTCATTCTGTTCCTCTTCTGTGCGATGCCCGCATAGCACGATGCAGTCGCGGTGTTTAATTACCTCGTTGAAAACAATCTGTAGGCGAACGTCACAAGTAGCTAGCGCCGCCTTACTTTTGTCGCTGAATGAGAAGCTCACAGAAATTTCCTCTTCAGGTAATTCTCCAGGATCATGATGGCACGCGAGCCCATGTGCCCGCTGATCCCGACGAAGGCCGCGGTCACAAGTGGAGGCAGGTCAGCGGCTTCGCATAGGTAGAATGTGACGATCCCCGTGAAGGCGGAGATCACGAGTTCACCGATGAACTCGAACACGCTCCACTTCTCCGTCATGCCATCACGAACCCGCTGGAAAAAGTTTGCCGCGCCTCCTAGCATAGCCAATCCTCCGACCCACAAGTAGGTCAACAATGAATAGTTTGTAGGGTCCTTCATGCTCACGTGTGATTCTCCCTAAGTCAGGTTCCACTGGAAGCCATGCACGGGAACAATGAGCGGTCCCTTGCGCGTGGCGATGGGGGTGTTGTCGATGCTGAAATCCCCGTTCATCAGCAGCTCCGAAATGTTGTAGCCTGGGTCATTCTGCTCGTGCATCGTGAGCAGGTCTTTCATGTAAGGCGACACTGGGTCAAGCAGCAGGATTCGATTTCCGGGCTTCATCACCCCGTCTGCAAACGGATGTGGGATCACGTTCATGTCGCGCAGCTTGTCGGCCATCGTCAGTTCGGCACGGACCTTGGCGTCGGTCTGGATGCGCTTCATCACGATGTCTTTCTTTAGGCCCGCACGAATCGCGTTGCCGATGCTGCCATGCTCCGCGAGGATCTCAGGCAATGTGCGGAACACCTTGCCATCGCGGGCGTACTCGAGCGCGGTCGGGTCGATGCGGTTCGGGCCGTTGTAGATCCACGGCGGGTCCTGCGCCACGTCCACGCGCACCACCTTGCCGCTCGGCTCGACCTCGACGTAGATGAAGAGCGGCACTTCGCCATCGCCAAGATCATACGGCGGCGAGGCGGTGAAGTAGTACGCTTGAAAGTAATACGGATTGGAGATGCTACTATCGGAGTTGTAAAACCCGATGGCCGTTCCATATGCTGCGCCGGGATAGGCCATGACTCGACAATTGGTGCTGCCGCTTCCGCCACTTCTTATGCTCCAACCGAGCGTATACAGGCCGCCCGTAAACGAAACTTCAACCATCGTGCTGGCGCCGACAGATGCCGAACTCTGCTGCGTCGATTTCTTTAGCTGTCCTTGGCCGACGCTACTCGAGGCGAGCTGGCTTTGGCTGATCGCGAGCGAGCCGATCTTCGCGTTCGTCACCGCTGCGTCAGCGATGCCCGCCGTCTGCACTTGCGGCGCTCCGCTGTCGCCGTTGCACATGGCGGTGATATTGGCCTGTAGCTGCGTCATCTTCGTCGACGTCAGCGTACTACCATAGGAAAATGTCAGTGCGGTCCAAGTCATTTGCTGCGCTCCTTGTCACGGAGCTGGTGCGTGAACTCAGCCACTTCGGCTAGGTGCGCAGGACACAGCTCTGGGTTTATGATGTCGGAATCAAATTGAATACCCTGTAATGCACCCCATCCGGGAAAACCGGCGCCCGGTGATTTCTCGGTTTCTGTCAGGTTGCAAACGTCGCAACGTATGGTGCGTAGTTGGCTCATTGAAGTAAGTCTCCTCCGTCAAGTGCGCTAATATCGAGTAAGAATGGCGTGACGATTTGCGACCCGTCTGTGCTTAGTTTCATCGTCCCATTATCCATATTTATGCTTCGCTGCATCACGCGCCAGCCATTGGACACGCCGATGTGCGGCTCGGCCACGATCAACGTCTCTCCAATGTACAGCAGCATGGGCTGTAGCAACGCGCTCACTTCCACGCGCTCATAAGGCTCACCCGACGTGAACATCACGCGCTGCGCAATAGTGGCTGCGTCCAGGGACGTCACATACCAGAAGTTCTCGCTTCGCAGGTAGCCTTCATGCAAACCGTAGCTGTTGATCGAGGCGGTCTTCACTTCAAACACACCGAGGTTCCAGTTTTTGCTGGTCGGGTCATAGTTGCCATATGACCAGAACTTGTTGATGATGTCTGCTTCCTCGATACTCGCCCTCACGTCGGTGAAGTCATCGATCCCGAGGCTGGTGATGTTGGTGTTGATATTGGTGAAGCGAGCAAAGTGCAGCTTGTTGCTGGCCATGTAGCATGCGCTTTGCGTGAGGTTCGTAAGATCGCGCATTGCCTCGAGCACCTTCTTCCCCTGTACGCGCATCTGCATTGTCACGCTGTCCGCGCTGAACACCGCCGCCCACGCCTGAAATGATGCCCAATCGATGTCCGGGTTGCTGCTGTTCGCCGTTGAATCCAGCGCGCCGTAGCACGTGCACAGCGTCCACGCGATATCGCTCGGGATGATTGGGCCCATGATCGCGGGGCTGTCCGCATTCGTGCCCACGATGCGCTCGGCAAGGTTCGTCAGCTTGTCGGCCATCGTGATGCCAATCTTCGCCTTGTTGTACTCCACCCGCGTCACATCGCCCACGAAGAGCGAGATGTATTCGGGCGTCCCCGTTCCGCGACGTTCATCTTCTTGGCGCTCTATCCAAGCGGGGCTGTTCTCGAACACGGTGCTGTAGACCTGCGCGTATCCGCTGTTGGTCAGGGCCTCGCTGCCGATGTTGTCGAAACCGTAGTGTAGTTGGAGCTGTCCGCTGGTGAGGAAACTATAGTCGCCTCGGTACATGCGCTTGATCTGTGCGTCGGTCGGCGCGAAGGCGTAGGCGCGGCACTCGTCCAGTACGCCTACCACCTGATACGGCTTGAACAGCGGAAACGCTCCCCACCCGAAAACGGGCGATAGGCTCGCGCAGCCGATCTTGCCTCCCGTTGAGGCGGACGCGACCAAACTGCCATTTACCCAAAGGCCGAGCCAGTCGCTGTTGATATTCCTCACGCCCACGACGTGGTAGTCAAAATCGACCTCGCGCGAGGTTACGTCCTCGGCGTAGGTCGGGGTGCTGTCGCTGTGGACGTGCGTCATGCGGAACTGCCGCTGGCTGTCCATTGACAGCGATACTTGATACCGACCCCAAAATGGTCCGGTGATGACGGTGCCGCTGTCGCTCAGTGTGCAACTCGTGGGCTTGAACCACGCCTCCATCGCGTAGTTGCTGCCTAGCATCGTTATTGGAGTGTCGCTGGTGACGAAGCGAATGCGGGCGCTGCTCGTGGTGTTCGTTACTCCGCCCCACCGACGGAAGCCCATCTTTAGCTCGCACTCAGCGCGCATCGTGGTCTTGTCTTCGCGGAAGAAGTTCATCGCGGTGTCTTCGTTCGCGAGATCGATGGCGACGGTGGTGGGGCGAAGATCATCCCACTTCTGGCTTAATGATGGCCAGCGCAGCACGCGGTCGCTGTAGTCGCTGCCAGCGATGGTGAACGAGCGAGCGATCACGGGATTAGTGCTGTAGCACTGTTCTGCGAACCATGACGAGACTTCGTAGCCCATCAGTAAGACTCCAGCTCGATTGTGCCCTTCCACAGGTCGTCATAGGGCTTGATCAGCTGAGCGATAGGGCGCTTGTCGCCCATGATCCTCATCGAATACTCGTCGCTCGTGTCCTCGTCCACCAAGGTGACGTTGGTGTTGTTGCGCCAGAACTGGTTGATGAGTTGCGCCTCACTGTTCGTCAGGAACTGCACAGGAAGCTTGAACCCATCCAGCCTGCCCCACTTGTAAACGTACTGCTTACCGCTTTGCGAGCGGTGGCGCGTGGTGATGATTTCTTCGTCTATGCTCATCCCGTACTCAGGAAAGAGCTGGACGTGCGTCCCGCTACTGGCGAAAAGTAGAAAGCTCATCGTGCGTTCCCCTGAATATACTCGGGCTTAACGCCCATGCGCCCGACGATGTTAAGCGCCGGGACGATCTTGTCCGTGGCCAGTCGCTCCCAGTCGCCACGCGATAGATCAAGCAGTGCGCTGGCGTTCGTCGCGTTTTCGAGTATGTGAATCTCGACCTTTTGAATGATCACGGGGGCTCCACCTGCGCCTGCGCCCGCGTCCTCTGACGTCCTCGCCGCGTTTTGTTCATTGAGGAACGCGGTGAGGTCGCGATTCTGCTCGGGCATCAGGACACGCTCGCCCTTGTCAAGCAAGAATGATCCCTCGCTCGGCACGTTCGTCATGCCCGCGTGCGCCTGGCCACCCGGGGGCTGTTGCGATTTGATCTTCGATACCTGAGCGAGCCCAAACGCGACGGCTGCTGCGGCTGCAATAGGACCCAGGATCCATCCGACGATAGGAATGCCTGACGCGCTTTGGTAAGCGTTCGTCGCGGCCGTGTACGTCTGAATGATCGCCTGAGCGATACTCGCGGCCTTGCCTATGGCGAACTGTTTCTTGTTCTCACTACCCATGAGCTGCGTGATCGAGCCCAGCGAATCAGCCGTGTAGTTCAGCTGGTTCTGCATCGTCATCTTCGACACGCGCAGTCGATTTAACTCGGCGCCGGCGATAATGTCGCCCAGTCGTGCATTGGCCTGGAGCGTCGCCATGTTCAACAGCTCCATATACTGCTCTTTAGTAATCAGCTTGTTCGCTTCAGCCAGCTGCAGATTGACGAGCTGGATCTCCGTTTCCATGTTGATGCGTTCTGTCTCACCTAGCAAGCTTTGGTCGACCATCGAGGCGCGTTGATCAAGCAGCGCTTTGTACGCCTCGAGTGCCTTCTGACGCGCAAGCGTCTCGTCCTCCGTTGCTTTCTTCGTCGACTCAGCCGTCCGCGTCCCCACTTCCGTCACGTGCTGAATGATTTGATCAGCACGCTTCTTCGCCTCGTCCGCGCTTAATCCAAACGCGGTCATCAGGTGCTCTGCCACGACGTTGCCAACATCGGCCGCGGTATCTTTAAGCTTGCCCAGTTTCTGCTGCATCTCGGCAACGCTGTTGGCCGTGGCCTCTGGGATGCGTTCGGTCAAGACCTTGATGAAGTCATCCGCAAGGTCCTTGCCCGTGAAGAAGTCGAACACCTTTTGGAACGCCCATTTCCCCAGCTCAACGAACGCCTCCCACGCGATCTTGTACGCCGTTAGCAGCACCTCGCCAAAAGACTGCGCGAAGATCACGGCGGCTTCCAGCACCTTCGGGAAGCTTTCGATCACGTTGTTGACCCAGTTGGTAACGTCTTTAATGCTGAAGCTGAGCGTGATTATCTTCTTTATGTTGCTAAACACCTGTTCACCGTATGCCCAGATGAGCACGATATTCTTGATCACTCCGCCCGCCCAGTCGGTGATGCCCTTACGCAACCCCACCACGGCATCGGTGGCGATGCGAACCAGCCCCGTCATGAATGGCATCCACTGATTACCAACGGAGATCGCTACGCCTTTGATCGAAGAGCTAAGGCGCGTCAGTGAATCGTTAAAGTACTCTGCTTGCTGCGCCGCTCTCTCGCCTATCTCCACTCCCAGATAACGTGCATCCGCGGCAGCTGCACGCATCGCCGCGCTGCCGCCCTGAAGCAGTGGGATCATGTTCGCAAAGCCACGGCCAGCGATAGCCATACCAGCAGACATGATGTCCGCGTTAACCCCGTTCTTTTCGATGCTGTCGGCCAGATCGTACAGCACGTCCTTGCTGGTCTTCAGTGTCCCATCGGTGTTCTTGATCGTGATACCGAGGTGATCGAACTCGTCTGTGTACGTCTTGACGCCATAGCTAGCTTCGCTGATTGCGCGATTCATGCGCGACAGCGTGCTCTGCAGCTCTTCCATGCTCACGTCCGCGAGGGACGCGGCATGTGCCAGGTCACTGAATTCAGTGACACCGACATTGGCGCGCTGCGCTGCCTTGATCATCTCATCTTGAAAGTCTGCGGCCTCCTTTGTGATCTTGTACATGGCGAGGGCGCCGGCAGTAGCGGCCGCCGCCGCTACGCCAACCGCCTTACCAAACGTGCCGAGCGAGCCAACGACCTTTGAAAGGACGCTGGTCGCCTCGTCTTTGGCACTAATGACTAGTTCTAATGCCTCGTCAGCCACGCTTCAGTCTCCTGTACTCGCTCTTCAGCCATTCCGTTTCGATGATCCTGAACACTTCTATTACCACATTCTCCTGATCCATATACGCGCCGCCGTCCGGCCACTCGACTCTGTGCACGGTGGGCGGGGTGCGACCTGTCTTGCCACCCAGCCCCCGTGTGAGAGCGTGGCAACTCGTCCAAACGTCGATCCACACATCCGCTCGAACGCTTGCCACATAAGCCAGATCCTGTACGTTAAGCCTTACGCCTTCGAAGGCACGGGCAGCGACGCGTCGGAGTTTCCCGTCTCCTCCTTCGACAACTTGCTGGCGTCGAGGAGCTCGTCGACGATGGCCTTCACCACGGGCTGAAAATACTGCTCATCCATCGCCTGCTCCAACGTCATCTCGTTGCCGTCGGCGTCCGTCAACCCACGAAACGTCACCACGTGTGCCGTCAATAGACCAAGCACACGATTGGCCTTCTCGATGTTCGTGCCTTCGGCAACCAGCGACTCAACGACATCCTTTCGCTTCATGCGTTTTAGCTCGAACTCGACCTTGTCTCCCTCGAATTCGAACACTTTCTTCACTGTCTTCGTGAATTTACTCATGCGTGGTATCTCCTATCGTACGCGTTAGTAGGACGGCTGGGTGTTCGTGAGTGTGATCTGGATCGCCGTCGCGCTGTTGACGTTGTAGACGCCCTTCGCGCTGAAGCCAACCTCAACCTCTTCAGGCCCGCCAGCAACGGGCTTGAACTCACTGTAACGCATGCCGGGGATCTGAATCTTCAGCATGTCGTAGTACCCGCTTTGGATCAGCGTCGGACCCTGTAGGAAAAGCACAAGCTCGCGCTCGCTTTGCGACAGGAACTGCTGATACTCGTTCTGGTTGTCAAACACGATGGTTCCGCCAATCGTCACCGAGCGTGAACCACTGCGCTTGATGCGTCCCGGAGTCTTCACGCCCGCGGCCACAAAGTGCTTGACTTCTAGGCCTTCCTCGATGGCGATGTTGAGGTCGCGGATGCCTAACTGCGCGCTTCCGCCGAACGTAACCGAAGCCACGTCCCACGTGAAGCCTAGGTTGCTAGGGTTGGCCACGCTCATCGAGCCGATCTGCGAATACTTGCCACCGATGAACTCGACATTGGCCTTCAGCAGCTCACCATTACTGATCGAAAGCGAGAACTTGTTCGCCACCATGTCGTAGTACAAATGGGCCGAGCCGCCGTCTGCCAGGTTCTTGTAGATCGTGCACGGGACCTTGGCGGCGTAGATATCGAAGTCGGTTGTCGGCGGCTTGAACACGTGGTTCTTCATTCCGGTGCCGCTGGAAGCTGTCGTTGGCGAGCCAAACATCGCCTTCAGCATCGCTCCGAGTGCGATGGGATTGACTTCACAGTCAATGCTCCCTTCGTTCGTATTGATGCCCTCGTACATCTGGCCCTCGTCGTAGCGGCCGGTCATGTTTTCTGCCATGATCGTCTCCTTCGCTACCGCGAAGCCCTCGCCCGTGAATGGAATGCCGTAGCGCGAGTTGGTGAGCGCGGTGCCCCAGCTGTTCTGGAACGTGATCGACAACTGGCTATCAAGACCATAGCTCATGTCATGTCTCCTTAGTTAGTACGGACTTCCATCGTCAACGAAACGGTCGCCATCTGGAAGTCCATTGTGGCGCTCGCCTTCTGCTGGTAATCGTAGGTCACGCGATAGCTCATAGTTGCTGCCACGTAGCCACCGAACGTCTTATCCGCGAAAAGCGCTTCCAGCACGCGCTTCACGAGATCGTCCAATCCTTCGCCCGTTTTCTCGCCACTTCCTGCCGAGCTGTACTGACACGCCACGTCGACGCGCAGCGTGCCACGCCACGAGTTGCCGCCACGTCCTAGTACAAGAGGGTCGACGTCGAGGCCTAAACGATACACGCCCACCCAAGGCGTTGCTCCCGGGTCCTCGTTCAAATAGTGATCGCGGGCTACGTTCACGCCTGCCAGTGCCGCCGCGTTCCGTAGCCGTTCCGCAATCGCCTCTGCCACGTCTGTTGGATTGATCATTTGAGTGCATCCTTCGCCCAGTCATTGAAGATCTCGCGTGTAATTTTCTTTACTTCGGCATCCTTCTTCGTCGGTATGATCTGGCGCTTCGGAACGCCGTCGCCTTCCTGATGCTTCATGGCATACGGCACCTTCGTGCGTACCCATGCGCTACGTTTGTTCGATCCGGACCCCGCCGCCAGTGACGCACGCAAGCGCCCGGTGAGGAACATCATCTTGGCCTTGCCACCAAAATGTTTTTTCTTCCACTTTGCATAACCCTCGTTCAACGGCTCCCAGCCGCCGACCTTACCACCGTCGCTCTTCCAGTTCTGCATCGTCCATTGATCGAGGAACACGGCGCAGCGTTTGTACGCCGGCGTCTGATCGCCCATCTTCCTGACGCGCTTTGCCATGGCCTTATTCATCTGCGACAGGCCACGGACCGCGAATGAGATTCCGCTAGCGGGCATCGTACTCGTCCTGCTGACGGTCCGGATCGATCTCTTGATCTTGCGCGTCTGTCATGTCGAAGGTCGGTGAGTAGTTTTCGTTGCTGCTCCACACGCCATTGGCCACGGCGCTTGAGTGCACCAGTGTGCCGTCGATCAGGACCATGTCTTGCTTGCCATTAAGAAGATCGTTGCAGCGCGCGTCGATGTTATCGAGCACCTTCTGAGCACGCTCAGGGTTGCTGAACTTCATCAGGCGGCCGTAAATAAGATCCATGCACAGGTCCCGCGCCGTCACGTTGCTGCTTGAGAATGGCGTTGTGAACCCTACGGCAAGGCGCGAGTTGAGTTCGGCCTCGGCATAGAAAATATGGACCGAGTTGCCAAGTGTCGCCTCGACGTTGCGAGCGTCGGGGTACCGTTGCTGCACATCCGCCCAGTTGATTAGTGGCATTAGTCGACGTCCTCGATAACCGCGTTGATTGTTACACGCCGCTTATATGGGTAACCATCCACCGTTGCGTACGTCTCACCAACGTAGAAACCCGGCGTGTCCGGTAAGGTGAAACGTGCATAGTAATGCCCGTCGCCGGAGCTTGTCATCGTGGTGCTATTGATCACAGTCTCGCTGCCCGTGTATAGCGTGGCACGGATATCGGTAGGCGTCACTCCCGAATTGATCCACGTTAGCTTCACGGTATCGCCGATCAGAAACTTCTCAGGCTTCATCATGTGTTAGCTCCCATCTGAACGAGTGCCTCACGGCGAACGCGAAGGGCGATCAGAGCCCGTGCGGCTTGGTAAAGTATGTTTTCGTGCACGGCCCCATGGACGATTGGCTCCTTCTCAGCAAAAGCCCATATACATGTACCGTCGATCACGCGCACGATGATGGCAATCGCCGCCTGAACAACGGTGGGAATAGCACGGATCATCGTGTCGTTAAGTTGCAGCGATTCCGACAGCACGCGCACCAGCATTGCCTCGCGCAGCATCGACTCATAAACGTCGGTAAAATCGCCCAGGGAACGCATCAGATCTCGTTGTGCGCGGAGATCGTCGTACGTGTCGACATTATCGACAAGGGTGCGAACGCGTTCCATAGCACGGATGATGGTGTCGGTCACAGCAATCGTGTCGAAGAGCCCACGCGTGACGCGCCGCACAGCATCCAGCGTGTCTTGCGTCTCGATTGAATCCGACAGGATACGCGACAGCACGGTCGGGGGCGCACCCACCGAGCGGCTAAGCGTATCGAGGATCTCAGCGTCGTCTTGCAGCAAACGGATAAGTTGCACGTAGCGCGTGACAGAATCAGCCACGCTGACGCTGTCTGATAGCACCCGAGAAATTACTGTGATCGTGCCCTGCTGAATCGACGCGCTAAGTGAATCAGCCACACTGACGTCATCCGACAACATGCGCGACAGCAACGTGGCACGTGCCAACGCGTCATCCGTCACAACGGCATCGGGCAGGACTCGCTGCAAGCTAGCCATGCGCTGCATCGTGTCACCCGCGGTAATGGCGTCGGTGATTGAACGCGTCAAGCGGGCGGTGCGCACCAACGCATCCACCGTGGCAATTTGCTCATTCAGCAGGCGCTGCCGCACCACGTACTTGCTCAGCGCGTCGTTGCCGGTGGGCGCGTGGTCGCTGAGCACACGATATCGCTGAGCCATGCGAGCAATCGCGTCCACGGCGTTCGCCACGTCGCTGAGTACACGGGACTTGCTCCGCGTGGGTCCCATTGTGTCGTACGTCGTCACATTGTCACTAAGTGTGCGCGAGATTACCGTGCCGCCTGCTGTGCCGATGGTCCACTTCGGAGTGTAAGTGTAGCCGCCGCCGAGCGCTGCGTCGCTCTTGTAGACACGGAACTCGAAGTAGGTGCTGTCGGCCAGACCAGACTTCGTGTTGATCTTCCACTCGAACTCGGTCTGGTAATCCGAGGTCATGTTGAAGTTCACCCCGGTTACGTCGTCCATGCGTGCGCCACTTTCAAACGTGCCGCCCGTAGTGCTCAGTCTGTTCGTCGTGCCGTCTGCGCCGCCCGCGCTGATGTTGCTGGAGGCGTCAATGTAGACGTCGTTGTTTACTGTCGTGCTCGTCGTGATCGCGAGGTAAATCGCAGCGACGTCATCGCTCGTGCCGTATGATGCACCAACGGGACGCGAGCCATAGCCGGGAGTGGTCTCATAGTACGAGCCGTTCGCGTAGGCACCGAAGTCGATGCTCGGTCCCGCCGTGCTATTTGTGCCCGCGCTCGGTGGGGCCGACGCGCCGCTCAGTACGAACGCGACCCGGAGCGAGGCACCCGAGGTGTTGCCGTCGTCTACGTTCTCTTCGGTGAGGGTCTGATTGTTCTGTTCTGAGATAACGCCCGCGTAGTTGGTGTCGCCGTCCGCGTCCACCGTGAAGCAGACTGCATAGCATGCGACACCTGCGACACCGAGTGTTACCTGAACAGTTGGTGCGGCGCCTGCACCAGACAATCCTGTTCCGAGGAACCAAACGTCGACGGTTCCTCCTTCGGTGCCGGTCGTCGTGTCCTGCGCCTGCCCACCTGTGATCCGAGCAAGCGAGATGCCGTCGTACGTCACCGCGCTCGCGGGATATACTCCTGTCGCACGATTGTAGACGCAGACAATGACACCCTTCGGAGCGGCCATGCCACCTGTATGCGTCCACGAGTACGTGGACGTCGCTCCTGTCGTACCGGTATGCGATTCAGATGCCGCGTCTAGCGCGACGCTGCCGGGTGACGCGCCGCTCGCACCGATAGGCATAATCGCCCAACTACCCGCTCCATCCTTGTCGTAGTACAGATCAAAGTCGAACGCCGCAGGATCACCTGTCGCATTCAGCTGGATTCTAAGAGTCTTCGCAGTGTTCGCTGGTCCTGTGAAATTCGTGTTC